TCGACATACGTCTTTGTTGCTGCGTCATTGGCGGCAACGGGTGCGCCGACGTTAATGATTCGCTGGTTGCTAGCCGTTGGCAGGCCCGTAGCCGAGTCAATGCTGACCGTTTGCTTCAGGCTGTCGTCCAGCTCCTGCTCCAGGAACAAGTGCTGCAGGTTGCTGGTGTCTAGGTCACTGGCCACCAGCGTGGACCCATCAACAAAGTCGACCAGGGGGGTGTTAGCCGGGGTGATCCGGCGCACCTCCACCCTGACCCCGTTTGCTGGGGCAGAGGCCAGCAGCACCGTGGTGTTGTTGACGTAGGTGTACGCCGTGTCAACGAAGTTGACGAAGACCTTAACGTGCTCCTTCTTGATGTACTGAAACGGGATGGCGTACTGGGTGGTAGCCCCGTTGCCGGTGTAGACGACGTAGGAGTAAGCCATCAGCGGTTCAGGTCAAGTAGGTCAAAATTGGTGGCGCTACGGTCGGAGGGCCTGCTGACGTCAGGCGTGCCATAGTTGCGAATGTAGTTAAGGTACTCCTGACGCCCCTGCAAGGCTTCTTGCTGCTTCAGTATGTCTGAGCCTTTAGGCGTCGTGAAGAGGAACTTCTCCTTGGCTAGGGCCTTGTATTCGGAGATTTTGCCCTGGATGAAGGCAGCTCGATAAGAGGTGGATTGCCCAGACGGCGGCTCGATAGGCAGCAGCTGGTAGTCCTTGGACCGAATCATCTGTTCAGTCGACTCGTACCACGTCATTCCAGTAAGCGGATCCTTGACTTCGCCAAAGATTTTCACGTATTGACTCAGCTCAATTGGCGTGAGGTTCATCTCGGGGCCAAAGTCAGACGACTTGGGTCCTGAGAAGACCGTGCCTCTGCCGTGCATAGAAGCCATTTCTGACTGAACTGGGTTAGGCAACTGGGCACTGCGCCTAAAGGCGCCAACGACAGGAGTGTATTGGTACAGGCCCAGCATAAAAGGCGCGTTCTCTCGTATCCAGTCGCTGCCAAAAAGCTGAGGCATTATTATCGGTGGGGTGCCAGGTGCTGACCAATCCAGCATTGCAGGCTGGCCTTCTGACAACCCAGGCAGGTCTTTCTTTAACTCCTGCCAGGTCTCATCCCAGAAATTCATCAAGAAGCTGTCGGAGTCTGCTGGCTCAACTCGGCGTACTGCAGGGTCAATAGCGCGTCTTGCTTGGCGTAAACCGCCAATGTTGAACGTCATGCTGACGGCAATGCGTTGCGCCCAACGGGCCAACCAATCGCGTTGGTTTGGTCCAGTAACGACTTTGCTTGGGTCAAATACTGCCTCCACAAAATCAGCAATACCTTGAAAATACGCTTTGCTTAACTGTCCTGACAATTGCATCCTCAAAATATCTAAAACAATTGCCCCTCCGGCTCTGTTGCGCTGCTCAACAGTAAGCACAGCGGCGTTGTCGGCAAAATCGGCAATAGCGGCAAGAACGTCGGTTATTGGGCTAAACGCTTTGAGGGAAACTGCTGGCCCCCATGAATTGTTTTTGTCATCCCAGAACTGCACGCTGTAGTTCATTCCACCGCGCTCTTTAAGCCATTGCTCTTTCAGGGCTGGATCAATTGGGCCAGCACCGTTCATCCGCAGCGAGCCCATTGTTCCGCCTACAAAGAAGGCGGCTGCAATACTGCTTGCACTTACCCATTGTCCCATTGCTCGTTGTCTTGTGTTTATATCTGCGCTTGTAATATCGCGCCACCACGTATCAACAAATATGCTAGTCGGAAGTCTCCGCAACCCCTCTTTAGGGATATTAGAAACAACCCGCACAAATGGCTGAATAAATTTAAATATAGGTCCGACATATTGCAACTCGCCCAATCCTTCCAGAACTACTCCTGGGACAGAAGCTAGGCGACCAGGTCCAAAATTTGAACCAATTCTTGCACCGCCTGGTAATGAAATTGAGCCGCCAGTGACAAATCCTTCTGCCAGCTTGTGATACCAAAAGCCTTCATCAACATATTTTTGCGCATATTCGTTAAGCTCTTGGCCTTTCTTGCCTTCAGCCATGCCAAGTCTGTAACCGTCATAAAAACTTCTAGGCTCTAGCTTTGCCGCTATGTCGTCCGTAAAAGTGACAGCGTTCATAAAGCGCTGAGCGTATTCGCTGTCTAAATGAGCATCTGTAAAAGTCTGCCCTCTAATAATAATGTCCTTAAGCCTCATGTCGCGGCGAAGGCCAGCGTATTTGTGAGCATAATTAAAAGCCTCCTTGCTAAATTTTTCCAGTCCAGCTTGTTGCGCTAACTCCATGCCACGCGGCATGTGCTGGAAAAATTCGTAGGTGTGACCAGCCATTGAGCTAGTAAAAGCGTCAACTGTGACCGACATACGCCCGCCAAGCGTCACAGCTTTCCAAAGACCGTTTAACAGCTTTCCTTGGTAGGTAGCTGCAAATTTTTCAGTCATGTCAAGCGTATTAAGCGTGTAGCCAGTTCGTCTGTTTTCTACGTTTTCTTTTAGCAGTTGGCCTTGCGCGTCTTCAGCGGCTTTGCGGTTTAAGGCGTCTACAGAGCTAGCGCCTAAATTGTAGGTTGGCTTGCCAGTCCTAAAAGCGATAGACGCAATGCGGAACGAATTTAGCAAGTTAGTCAAGGCGCCACCAAACATTTGCGCTGCATACAGCATGCGGTCGTAATCCTTACTAACTAGAGCCCCTAAGCCTTGTTCATATATTCCAAGCATTGTATTAAAAACGCCAGACATTAAGTTGACGTTTATCGTTTCACCTCCCATCAGCAAACCAGAGGTGTGCGCAATATGCAGTGCATTTAAAGCATTTTCGCTATCTTCTGCTTGCTTGGGAATCGAGTCCCATGCACGCCACATCCTTTCTCGTGATCCGGGAGATTGGCCCAGAACCTTGACAATGTCAGAGATTTCGTCGGCCACCGCTTCAGCTTCTGCTGTCAGTTGGCCTGTTTGTATTGCTTCCTTAAGCTCCGGGAACTTATCAGTCAGTTCGTCTGTAACCGGGTTGCTACCTGGTGGCAGTTCAAGCTCTTTACGCAGGGCGAGGTTGACAATGTTTTCTGGCTTGTTGGGTACTGGCGTTGCCGTTACGTCGATTGCGCCCGCGGGATTGATTCTGCCTGCGGCGTCAATGCCGTAAGCGTAGTCCCTTTTGTTTTGCATCTCAGCGCCCAGCTGTCCCCAGGGCCTGGTTATGTTTGCAATTGCGACGTGCATCCGCCTAGCAGAATCGGCAGCAACAATCATGCGAGCCAGCTGGGCTGGTCGGTTAATTGAGCTGTCTGCAGCACTTTGCATCCAAACCGCTGCTTCAAATTCTGCGCGGACCATCAGCTTGTCGGCGTAGTCCATGGCCAGGTTCAACGCGCCATGCTCGTAATCCGCAAACCCTTTGGCTAGCGAAGAGAGACCGTCAGCAATTTTTTGCGCATCATCGCCTGCATGCTCTGCAAGCCATTTGATATTGCGCTCCCGAGCCCCGGCTTCGCTTTGACTTGGGATGCCAGTCAGCGTGGCGCGGTCAGGCAGTACCTTGCTCATTGCAGCAAGACCGGCAAGCAAGTCCTCGCTGCGGTTTGTGTAAGGACGTCCGCCTGGGCTTTGCGTTTTAGCAAAGCTGTTCATCTTATACAGGTCATACGTGGATATTTCGCCGCTGTCCAAAGCGTCTTTGTACTCTTCCCGCAAGCGAGCAAATCGGATTGGCCAATCAGAAGGATCGCCATCGTTGGCTTCAGGCGTGTTGCTGCGAGGCGGTGGCGGCGGATCGCCTTCGGAGAACAGGTCAAGCCTTCTGCCTTCGCCTTGGGAAATTCCTTCCTTGTAGCGAATAGTCTCCACTATGCGGCCACGCTCGTTAATTGGAACAAAGCCTTCTCCAACAGATGGACCAAGGTTGCCGCGCTTAGCGAGCTTGCCGGTGTACGCAGCCTCAAACAGGTCCCTTGTCGACGTCCAGCCGCGCTGCGCAACAAAGTAGTTGTGCATGCGCTCAGCCCACGTCACCAAATCGTCAAAGACTTTGGCGGCCTGCACGGCCACGTTCATTGCCCCAGCCTCAATTCCGCTTAAGGGAACCTTTACGCCGTTTACTACGCGCTGGCCCTTTAAGGCTGACTCTTTTACGCCAAGCATAAAAGCGGCTACTGGCAGTCCTTTGTCTTTTGCATAGGCATAGCGCTCAAAAGCAGTGGCTTGTTTTTCCAGTAGACCCTTGGCGCCAAGCCTCTTGCTGAGGTCAAACCGCATCAGGGAGTAAAAGCTGTTGAGCACGCGCAGCTCGTTTTCGTTCAAGAAGTTGTACTGGATGGCGTGCCAGGCCTCGTGATACCCAGTAGAGATTTTTCTCTTTACACCTCCGGCCATGCCAAGCATGTCGTAGATGTAGACGACGCCCTCAATTGGGTCAAACTTTCCTCCAACTAAGCCAAACTCTTGCTTGGAGCCAGAGCCACCCCATTCCACAGCCTTAGGCGCCAGGTACGGCAGGCCCTCTAGCCGCACTGCAAACTCAGGGCCAAGCACGCGGCGCACGTCTTCGGCAATGATCTTGGACACTGCCTGCAGAGTTTCAGGGCTGACTGACCGCCAGTTGTAGCCATAGGCCTGCGGCACAAACGTGGTGCCTTCGCCCAGCGGGGCTTCAATAACTTGCTGCAGCCTGTCAAACTCCCTTTTGTAATTACTGCTGAGAGGTTGCAATCCTTTAAACCATTCGTACCATTCTTTAGAGTCTTTATTTGCAGGTTCAGGGTTATTAACGCGATAGCTGTCGTATTGCTTTTGAGCAGCTGTCATGCGCGTGCGCTGCTCTTTAATCTTTTCTGCAGCGACCATTTGCTTCAGGTCGTCAAGGCTCATGCCTTGACTTGCCAGCTCGCTGTCCAGCTCAGAGCCCAAAGACAGGCCACGGTTAAAGCCTTGATCAGGCACCTCCAGGGCCATCTGTTTGCCCACTGGGGCTGCAGCGGAGCCTGTCTGGTCTTTTACCAGGGTCTTAATTTGCTCCTTGACCATCGCGCCATGCTTGCGGATGGCTGGAATGTCGTAGCCCGCTGCCTCTAGGGCGGCAATCAATCGGTCTTCGCCACGTGACTTCTTGGTGACATCGCGCAGCATGTATGCCGCACGATCTAGGTCGCTAGCAAATTCAATAGTTGCACTGCCGTAGCGCGGTGCGGACTTGCTCAAGTCGCCGGGAAACGTGAAGCTGGCAGCCGGCGTGGCGGACTGGGCAGTCTTGCCGCCTAATCCCTGCTCTAGTGCGCGGCGTAGCTCTGGCGTTGGCTTGCCCGCAAGGGCGTTGATTATCAGGCGGTTAGTCTCATCACGGACTTGAGGCGACGCTGTCTCTTCAATCTTCTTGACCAAAGCCACTGCCTCTTCCTGGGCTTTGGTTTCTTCAATCGGCGTTAGGGCTACTGGCTGCCTGGGCGCTGTGCTCTGGGGCCGCACAGACCACTCCCTGTGCCACTCAAGGACAGCAGCAGCTTCTTCGTGCCGGTTCAGGTCCCTTTCGACTCTATTGACGTCAGCTGTCTTAGGTACGACAGGCGTCTGGTCGCCGTACTTGGCATCAAACTCTTCCTGCGTTAGCTCCCGACCGCTGTTAGAGCCAGGCATTTCATCGTTAAATACCCGTACCGCTTCGTATTGCTTCTCGTATTCACGCAGCTTTGCAAGTCGGTTACCGTATTGCTTCTGGGACAGGATCCACTTGGTGTATCCGTCGATCTCGGCAGCTACAGCCGGACCGTCCATGTCCATCATCGTCTGGACTTTGCGTGGGTTCAGGCCATAGCGCTCAGCATCGTCAACCGCTTGCTTAGACACCGTTTGATTGACGGTGGAAATGCGTTCTGCCGTTTCCTGGTGACGCCTGTTAATCGTCTCCACGGCCTGCCGCTGTTCTTGCGCTAGGCGCTCCGGGTCAAGTTCTTTCAGGGCTTCGACGCGACCAACGCTGCCCAGGAACTGCCGCTGCTGCTCTTCTGTAAGCTCCCGGACAGCTCCGGCAGACGCCGTATCAACGGCTTGCGGCAACTTGCCACCACTTACCTCAGCTTCAATTGCTTCCTTTAGTGCCGCCAGGTTTTCGTTGACTACCTTCTTGGCACTAGCGCCACCCTTAACCTGCTCAGCCATCTGCGTCAGCAGGCTGCGCACCGGGCCCACGTAGCCCGCCACGTCGTTAAAGAGCTTGAGCGCCGCGGCCGCCTGATCTTTGGCAGCGCGACTGCCGGCCACGTCGATTACGTTGCCAGCTGCTTCCAAAATGCCAGTGCGGCTTGCGCGTGCCGCAGAGGTCAGCGCAATCATCTGTTCGCGCAGGTTCTTGTAAGCCTCTGTTCTGACAGCCAGTACGTCCGCAAAGTTGGACGACCTCATCAGGTCCTCAAAACCTGGGAGAACGCCTGTTCCCGCTTGGACACTGGCAAAGCGGGCCTCTTGCATGGCCTGCTCAATCTTGTCTGGCGACCACTTGCCTTTGCTGGCAGCAGCTGCAACGTCCCGAATGACTACTTCGTCCAGGCCGTCAACGGAACCCAGCGCAATTGCTTTATCCAGGCTTAGCTTGCCTTGAACGCCAGCGTCAAAAAGGTCTGAGGGCAAGCGGTATAGGTTCACGGCGTCACGGGCAATACGACCGCCCAGGTCAATGCCGCTTCTTGCTAAATCGTCTGCGACCATGCCGCCGTCGCGCATCAGCTTTGCAGCGTCCCAGGCGGTGCCTGAGCCCTCGGCAATGTTTTGCAGAGCGCCAATCCTGCGACCTTCTGCCAGGTCGTCGCTAACCACTCTGGCAAGGACCTTGTCAATGCCCAGGCGCTTTGCCTCATTTACACGGGTGTGGCCGTTAGCAACGACATATGCGCCGGTGTCGCGTTCCTTAACAACAGAAACAATCCCGGCTAGGTTTTCGTTCCAATCGTCAATGCGAGTGGCTTTAGTGTTTCCAGTTTTATTGCGCAAGCCCGCGAGCTTGTACTGCATTTCCTGAGGCCTAAGTTCAAGCTGGTCAGGAGACAGCTCCAGGACATCCCTCTGGATGGGCTTGCTTAAAGGGTTGTCTGCAACGGAAACCGCGCCAAGTTCGTCAGGCACGCTTTTTGCCATGCGAGCCAATTGGCGATTAACGGCACGAATGTCCTTGTCAAGGCCAATCACTTGCCGAGCTTGCTCTAAGGCCTGCTCGTCAGACTGTCTTTCAAAGTCGAACCGGGGATCAGCAGCGCGACGCTCAGCGTCTAAGGTCTGTCCGCTAGTAACAGGGTTAATTGGGTTGTTAGGGTCAACTTGCGATGGCGTAGCAGTTGAGGGCGATGAGCCTTTGCGTATTGCGTTTAACCGCCTGACTACTTGCGCACCACGAAACAAAAGCTCGTTCGCGCCAGCGCCGTAAAGAACGCCTCTCCACTGATTATGAAGACGGGCTAAAGCCTGCGAATCTTCAGGTCTAGTTTCAACAAAGCCATTTAGAGCATGTTCAGCAAAATGGTGTTCATTTCTTTTGACCCACTCGTTTGCTTGCTCAGCCGCTCTATCTGCGTCATAAATAATAAAATCAGCAATAGCACCAGCTGGAGCGCCAACAAGGGCTCTTTTGCCCATATTTACAGCAGTAGTTCCGCCAGGCAGAGCGCGTACAGCTTGTGTTCCTTTTTGTAATTTTTGCGCTGCATTTGTTGCTAGCAAAGTTTTGCTTAAATTAACAGCTGCTGGTAATTTGCTTGCAACTTTAGTTCCGCCGGTAATAATTCCTGTGCCCGTCAGCAAGGCTGGTATAAAGCCAACTATCTCTTGGCCAACTTCCTCAAGCGGACTTTTTGGTGTAAATCTTGGTAAGGGCGCATCAAGGCCCGGAAAGTTGGCAGATCCTGCTGATACGTCTTTGCCAAGTTGCTGAAAGTCGGCAAAGCCTTGAGCCAGTTGCCTACCTCCGCCAAGCACTAGGCGTGAAACGTCCCGTCCAAAACCTGGCCGTTGCGTGTCATCCGCCAGTGCCTGCAGATATGTTTGCGTTGCTTTGCCAAAGTCTCCTGTCTTCTGGTACTTATCAAATGCTGGAGCAGCGGCATTAAACAAACTGCCAACTGTCGAAACAATTGGAATATTTCGAGCCTCAAAAGCCTCTTGGGGGTCCTTGCCCACTTCGGCTGGGCGGTACTGACGCGCCGCGCCCTTGTAACGAGTAACCTTTCTGCCATCAGGCAGCGTTACGGTCTCAAAGGTGTCTTCAGCCATAATCGTTAGAGCAGCTCTGCGGGTTGCTTGTGGCCATCATCAGGGATTTTAGAGGGAGGCGCCATTAAGTCCTCCCCCTGCCTGGCCCCCTGTAATCAAAGTGCCAGTCGCCACCTGGGTATTTCAGATAAATAATGCCGTACTTGGCTCCATGCTTTTTGAGCCAAGCCAGCGACGTGCCGTGAATGTCGATTGCGTCGCCGTACAGGTGGTTGGAATCTGCCGCTGCCCCAGGCAGGGAATTGTTTTTTGCTCTTGAGCGCTTGGCGCTGGCAATGTCGCTGTATTTGACTGCGCCATTTGAATCCAAGACAGCTTGGTGCAAAGCGTTTGCAAACCCAACTGACAGGACGACCGGGCGGCCATGGGCGTCCTTAGCGCCTGGCACGGCAAAGCCAGGGCCAGTATCTGGGACACCACCATCTTGACGGGCATAATTGCCAATCGCCACAGTTGGCCTAGTAAATGGCGGCGGTGTGCCTGTTGGCGTGACAGGCCGCCTGCTAGGTGACACTGGCGTGATCGGCAACTCAATTGGCCCGCGATCTCTACTGGCCGATGTGAAATCGTAAGCGTTGGAGTCAACTGTCGCAGCTTGTGCGGCTGGCATTACGGCATTTAGGGCTACCTCGGCAGCACGGTTAAAGGCAGTGTTGACAGGATTTTGCTGCTGACGGTTTGACGCCTGCAACTCATTGATTCGCTGTATTTGGTCTTGGTTCAGGTCAGGAAACGGTTCATCAGGGCTGACAGTGCCCTTCCATTGAGTTTTCAAGAACTCAAGTACTTTTTTCTCGTAGCCAGCTATCTTCAAAATAAACTTAAGTTGAGGTGTTAAATTGCCAGTTCTAAGAATATAAGCAAATTCTCTTTTAAGTTCTTTCTCAGAAAAAAGCGCACCTTTGGGGGCTAAGTTTTTAATTCGGTCTCGTGTCTCTCTCGGCATGCTTTTAAAAAATCTATCGTATTCTCCTGTAAATTCATTAATTTTAGTTTGCGTCTCAAATGGCCGTCCGCCGCCAGCGGCAGCAGGATCAGCTTTGGCTGCAGTTGTGGCAAATGTGAATGCCTTGTCAAGTTCTTTTTGTAAATATATTTGCGCTTCAGTTTGTGCGTCCGTTTGGGGCCTGCCTTCACGTTGAGCACGCTGGTAAATTTCTAATACGTTTTCCTGAAGTTCACGTCTTATTGCACTTAGTTTAGCGCTTTCGCCTGGCTGCAATCCTAGGCCTTGGCCATAAGATTTATAGGCTTTCAAATAGGTATCTACAATATCTTTAGTCATTTGCGACTGTTCACCCGCAGCAGGTCCATTTTGAATCTGCAGTTGTGCATCGTTTCTTTGAAGGTAACTGCCAAGCATTGCAGGTGGTACGCCTGGCACTTGCTGGTACAATTTTCTTTTTTGCTCAAGAGTAAGATCTTGTCGATTTTCAATAACAGCAAGTCTCTGCCGTGCGCTTTCTGTTAAAGAACCTGTAACTTGGCTTTCAAGCGCTGATCCAAAAGCGCCAGCTTGAGCTAATGCAGCACTAACTCGGCGTGGATAGGGTGCAAGCAAAGGGTGTTGTTGAATTTTTTGGGCAAGCAGCGCACGTTTCTGATTAAAGGTTATTGGATCACTTGCAGAAGCAGCGTCCAAACCAATTTGGCGAATCAAATCTTGAACTGCTTTTTGTGCAATATATTCATCACCTTGATTTGTTGCACCGGTTAAAATAGAAGCCTTTTCTCGTGACGCGCGAATCATTTCTAATATGCCTCCAAACCCGCTTTGGGTTCCCAGTGCCGCCATTAAAGGTGCCCCGTCTGGGCCGCGTGTTGCAGTCCGATAAATGTTGGCGAGCATTTCTTCGTACATTTCCAGTTGTCTTAAATCAACATCTTTAGTGCCAGGTATCATGCTTAGTTTATTAGCTAGATTTCCACCTATGCTATACAAATCTTTTATAAATCTTGCTTGATCTTCGGCACCCAATCCAACAAACCATTTTTGCATCAAGTTTGAAAACGCTATTTGTTTTTGTTGATAAGTAGGAAGGTTTTTATCTTTCAAAATTGATTCTAATTCGTTCTGAGCAGCGCTAACTGCTTCACCGTAGTTACGTTCATTGTGTGCTGCAGCTTGGCTTGCGGTTATGTTGGAATAAGTAGAATAAAGAAGCGCTTCATGTTCGGCTGCTACATTAGGGTCATTTGGTACATCAACTAAACTTCTAATAAGCGCTTGAATTTGTGGATCGTTAGGCGCTAGCTTGTCTCTTTCGTATGTCTTCCCGTCTGTGCCAGTAAAAGTCTGCGTATTGCGAAAGCGATCCTGAGCCGTGCTTATCTGCTCCCTCATCCTTGCGGACTGAAGGGCTTGGTTGGTAAAGCCGTTAACAAGAGGGCTTAACGACTTGAAGTATTCATAAGTTTTAATTGTTTGCTCATCGGCTTCGCCGGCAGCAATCTTTCTGTAAAGGCCATCCCGTATCTCTACAAAACTTTGACCAGGAAATTTGACGGACAAGTCCCTGGCAACTTGCTGGCCTCGCTGCTTGGCCTCCTTGTCACGCATTTTCTGATACGTGATGTAGGTATCCCCAAAAGCGCCCAGGGTTTCATTGAAGCTACCCAAAGATTTTGCTAGCGCTGCCAAGTCCTGCGGGGGAGCTGGCAAGTCAGGAGGCCTAGGAACAACTGTTGCCCCGCCCAGAATCGGCCCTTTTGACTCAAAGAAAGTGTTGACCATCTCCGCCTTAGGCTGGAGCGCGGCAGGCTTGATCTCTCTTTGAGCAATAGGCGTACCCGCACCTACCTGTGGAGTGCCACCAATAAGGCGTTCAGCCTTTTTTGATCCAGCGACGGTGCCGGTGTCTTTGCCAGTGCCGAGTTGCTTTGCCATGGTCCTAGAAATGCGGAAAAATTACTTTGGCTTGCCTGGAGGTGGCTTTGGTGTGGGTTGGGGAGGCGGCTTTATTCCCTGGATCTGTCCTCGTTTCATCTTGATGTCTAATTGTTTGTCGTACATGTTTAGACCACTTGAGATGCCACCCATAACAGCGCCTGCCCCACCCAGCACGTATGGCAGAGCGCTTGGACGTGGTCGGTCAATTGGCTTGATGGGATCTAGGTTCACCTGTTTCAGGTACGGCTGGTTAGACGCCAAGCGTGATGCGTAAGTCGCAGCAGCTCCACGTTTCTCTTGCTGTGACTGGTTGATAGCAAAAGCCAGGTTGCGGTCTGTCGCAAAGTCAAACATTGCTTGCTGCCTGTAGTAGTCGGCAATCAGGTTGTCGACGGTGTTGCCGATTCGGCCAGATGCGTTGACCTCACCCTTAGCTCGCAAAAATTCCTTGCCAGTCTCTTGCTTCTTCTGCGCTGCGGCCTCCTGCTCTTGCATAATCCGCAAGTTCAACTGGCCAATGTCGTTAGCAAAGGCAAGGTCCGCTAGGTCCTTGTTCTGTTGGTTCAAGGTCTCTTGCATCATCTGTTTCTGGTTCTCGTAAGCGTTGGCAGCAGAGGTTTGCAGCATTGCAAACTCGTAGTTTTGCTGCGCCTGCGCGTTTGCGTATGCCGTTTCCGTCTGCGCTTGTTGGTACGCCGCAGCCGACTGCGCAATGCCAAGCCCTGCAGAGACAACGCCGAAAACAATACTTACCGGATCACACATGGCTTAGATCCTCACGAACTCGTAGAACAGGCGGCTTTCTGGCCCCCAGTTTGGATGCTTACGGATAAAGGTAAAGCCCATGTACTTCAACCAGCGGACGTGGACCACATTGCGGGCGTCCACAACGTTGAACAGCACTGGGTAGTCAGCGTGCAGCTTGCGCAACTGCAGCTTGGATTGCTTGAGAAATGCCCGGCGATCACCGTGGTCGTCAAGCATGGCTTGGCATCCCAGCATCCAGATCCGGCCAGCCCTGGTGCCCTCTGGTATCACGCCCCAGGCGCCCACCACGTTGCCATGCCTGCTGACCATGGCCATGCACGGACGGCTGGAGAAGAAGCAATGCAGCATGGTTTCCCGTGGGCTGGTGCCTGACTGTGCTTTGACCTCAGCCACGTCCTCTGGTCGCATGCCGTCGGCCACAGCAACGACGTCACGAACAGTGGCAGGGCGCTGGTGGCTCCCCTTCACACCCGTGCTGCGCGACTGTGATACCACCCTTCCCATTCGCATGACTGCACTCTGCACGGTAATGGACTATTGCTGAGTAATTCAATCTTGGCACCTGTATTGCGTGTCATGACAGGGGCCCGGAACTGGCCTTGTTTCAAGGCAGGTGAGCCCAATGGCGCAAGACCACTACCCGGTGTGTAGCCCTCAAACGTGTAAGTCTGAGCGTCGCGGCTTTCTGCTGTCACCCGCAGCTGGAAGTGAGCAGTCTTGTCAAACACCACAGTCCAGGTGCGCAGCTGCAGCTTGGGACCTGCAGCCACAGCGACACCGCCTCCTGCTGGCTGTTCCTTAATAAAGGGCGTGGAGAACTCATACGTCATCTGGTACAGCTCACCCACAAAGAACTTGGCTTGGCTCAGGTCGCCACGCACAACAATCGTGCCGTTGCCACCAGCCCCGCCTGTAAGCGTCTCTGACACGATCTGAAGCGCTTGGCCGTGCTGCAGTGTGTTGCCAGCCACAAGCCTGCCTACGAGGGCCATGGTGCCCGTAGCGGTCATGGGGTAGGGCAGGGTGATTGTTGACTGCACATCCAGGCCAGCGGGCTGTGTCACTGCCACCGTGCATGCCGTCTCAGATACCTTGCGATCCAGCAGCAGCTCAAACGAGCTGCCTGTGTCAGTGGTTTCAGGGCGCAACGCAATGCGCTCCATGTAGACACCGTCGCCGTACTGGCACAGCAGGTACAGGTCGCTGTCCAGAATGTCAGCACCGATGATCTGCTTGCCGGATTGAAACTGCCAGAAGGACCAGGACGACTGCAGCTTGGTGTCCTCTTCAAAAAAGAATTTGTAGAAATACACCCGGTCGGTCTGGTTCTTGCTGATGGCAATGATGGTCTCTTCCGACACCGACGCTGCCAGGGTGGCAAGGTTTGCCGGGATGTAACGGGGGATTGCAGCTGTCACTTCCTCAGACATAGGCACAGGGCCACTGGCGTCTGGCAGGAAGAACTCGCGCAGGCCTGAGAACTCACCCTTGGGGATAGCGAAATAGATAGTGCGTCCAACGCCTACTGGGTCGACGTTGGCCTGCATGTCAAAGGTGGTAATAGCCGTGACCGTTGCGGTCTTTGGTGTCAGCGGCGAACCCAGCGTTGTGATGCCAGTGTCAAGGCGGAACTGACCATGGCGGCTAAACAGCAGCAGCGTGTTGGCAAAGGCCAAGCTGCTGACTAGAAAGTTGATCTCGGTGCCACCTGTACTGATGTCAATGGGGTCACTGTCTACGACGGTCTGCACGGTCTCTGGCCAAAACCGATCGTAGCTATCCGCTGCAGACAGGATCACGTTCTCGTCAGCCAGGAACACCAGCCTGTTGCGAAACAGATTGACGTTCTGAATCTGTACGCCAACAAAGCTGGGCTCTGGAGCGGTGATCGTGTCACCCGCCACACGAGTGGACCAGTCAAATTTCTTAAAAGTGAACGTGCCGTTTGCGTTGCGCATCAGCACATGCGGCATGGTCGTTGGGTCAAACTTGTACTTGGAACCAGGCGCAGCACATTCGCGCCACACGCCCTTGCCAAACCCGCTGCCACCTGTGGTCTCAAACCGCAGGTAGTAGTCGTCAAAGCTGGTATTGGCGCTGCCTTGCACTTTGACAATGAAGCCATGATCGCCAATCAGTGGCAGCCTGGTCACTGCATCGACAGTGCCCTTGATTGCAATGATGCCTTCTGCGGTCTTGGTGTCCGTAGCTTCCAGCGTGTAGTCACCGCCATCGTTCTTGGCGATCTGAACAATGTACTCGTTTGCGGTCACCGTAAAGCCACCGCCCAGGGCTGACTGCAGAGACGTGGCCAGGTTGCTGGCAATCGTCACGGTGCTGGGGTCTGGGCTGCCACCTGTGGCAACGGTGGTGGTAGAGACGGTGTTGCCGTTGACGGTGATCTTGTAGGTGTTGTTGTACTCCGCACTGCGGACAAACACCATTGACCTGGTGCCCCAGTCAGCAGACAGGTTGAACGAGTAGCGCCGGCCAATGACTGAAGCTGCTGAGGCTGCCGGTGCAAACGTCACCGTGGTGGCGTTCACGGCGGTCACAGTGGCGTTGTACGGCACGTCTGGGCCAATAACGCCCATGCCGACAGAGACCCCCGTCGTGCTGGCAAACACTGCAGTGGTGGTGGTGCCTGCTGCTGAGCTGGTCAGGGCGACGCCGTCCAGCATGCTGACGGTCTTCTCGCGGTTGACAATGAAGGTGGCATCAGCAACGGAGGCAACGCGGAACTGCGCTGAAGGGTCTGAAGCGTTATTGATGTCCAGGTAGCCGACACCGTCAGGTGTTGTGACCGTCTGTGCGGCACCGTTCAGGTCAAAGACCTTGATGTCCCCGTCCCTGATGTAGACCATGTAGCGGATGGTCCCGTCACGGTCGACGATGTTGACAAACGGGCGGCCGGTGCCTGAAGACCCAGAGAACAGCTTGCCCAGGTTGTAGGAGGGTGGGCGTTTCTTGAGGCCCTCTACAGGGCTAGGAAGGCAGTTGATGACCGACTCAGCCTGCGATGACAGCCGCAACGCCGCAGGCTGCTGGCTGACCCCATTGATCAGGTTGGGGATAGAGCTGCTGACAAGAGGCATGGCTAGCGAGTGATGGCGCGGCTGGGCATGTAGGTCCGTATTACGCCAGTGTGGTTGGGATTGCCACGCAGCATGTTGTGCTCAGACAGCTGGGTCTCTTCTTCCAGGAACTGACTCCGAGCCTCTAGCTCAATCTGCAGGTTGATCTTGGTCAGGTCTGCTGCGCCAATGATTGCCTCCTGCAGCGTCCGCCCAGCCCTGGCAATGATGTACTGCCTGGCATGCTCAGGCAGATCGTCGTAGTCAAAGATGTAGGTGACGTTGGCCTTGAGGTCAGCGGTGAACACGTAGCTCTTGGCCCGGCGGTCGTAGAGCTTGGCACCGCGCTGGACGACCTCCAGGCCGGAGAACAAGTATGGGTCAACTACGACACGGCTAACGCTGGGGCCGACGGTGATCGTGCCGTCGTTAGCCCGGACCAGCGTTGCCTCGTAGTCAGTGTTGAAGCTCCAGCCCTCCGCTTGCAGCCGGCGGCTGGATTCATCCAGTGCATCCTGTGCTTGCTTCGCCAGGCCAAGCTGCGATTGCAGGCTGTTGATCGGCGCCTCGCCAATCATCTGCAGCACGCGGTTGACGGCCTCTAGCAGTGTGGTCCTAGCGCTTGCCATGGCTTAAACCTAAGAAAAGAAAGGGGGCCCGAAGGCCCCCGACACCTCACGCGG